GTCTTGACAGTGACGATGAAGATGAGGAACCTGTGTACCAACCGCAAGTCAGACAATATTACTAGGAGACATCCATGGGTATAGATTGGGTTATCGGTCGTATGCGCGAACCGTCAACGTATGCGGCGATTGGTGTTGGGGTATTAGGTGTTGGCGTTTTGCTTGACAGCTTTTGGATTGTAATCGCCGGCATCGCAGTGGGCGTTGCCGCCTTCATTTTGAAGGAAAAGGGTGTCTATTGAGGGGCATAGATGGATGATTATCGCCTGGTACTAACTCTTGGGGGTGTAATCGCGAGTCTGGCTACTGCCTGGGGCGTAGCAAAAAATCAATTAAAAGGCATACTTTCCGATGTCACTAAGATTGAGGCTTCGGCAAAGACCGAATCCGACAGGGTCGATGCACTTCTAACTCGTGTGACAGTCGTTGAGAATAAATTGACGGTTGTTACGGGTATTTTGCAACCAGAAAAACTCAGCCAGACCACTAAAGAATCTGCTGAGTTTCAAGCTCGAACGGACGAACGTCAAGAAAGGTTGTTTCACATTGTCCGGTCTCTGGAGAAGAGATTAGAACGTTTAGAGGCCAGTAGATAAAATTTCCTTTCGTGTGTATGATAGTCCGGCCTACATAAAGAAGTCCGTGGAATGATTGCTTCTTTGCTTCCGTCTATTCTTCCCATTGTCTCTGACGTGGTGGGGAGGTTTTTGCCGGAAGACAAAAACGCTCGCGCTAAAGCAGAGCGTGAAATAGAGAAGCAGCTGGCCACGCATTTAGCTAAGATTGATTTAGCTCAGTTAGATATAAATAAGGCGGAAGCCTCCCATAGGAATGTTTTTGTGGCGGGGTGGCGCCCCTTCATTGGCTGGTCATGCGGGGTGGCTCTCGCATGGACGTATGTAGTTACGCCAATTTTACAGTTTATTTTGGCACAAACAGGAAACCTGGTGGACCTCCCCGCCATGGATATGAGTCAAATGATGCCCGTTCTTATGGGTATGCTAGGCCTGGGTGGTCTCAGGACTTTTGAGAAATTCAAGAAGGTGAGTAGATAATGGCCGATGAACCAGTTTCCTTGATCGATAGTGTGATACCTTCTCAGGGGATGCCCTTGGGCGGTTTGGTTGAGGAAGAGATTGAAATTGAAGAGATTGAGGAACCAACGGATATCTTCGAAGAGGAGGATGGCTCCGTCATCCTTAACTTTGAGGAGATGGTTTCTGAGGAACTTCAGGCCGAGCCAGACGCTAATCTAGCGGAAGTCATGGATGAAAGGGTTCTGATGGATATCTCCTCAGAACTTGTGGGGTATTATGAGGACGATAAGAGTGGCCGCCAAGAGTGGGAAGATGCTTATACGGAAGGGTTAGATCTTCTTGGCATAAAATATCAAGATCGTGAGGAACCGTTCCGTGGTTCGAGTGGTGTAACTCATCCTCTTATTGCGGAAGCCGTCACCCAGTTTCAGGCGCAAGCTTACAAGGAACTTCTTCCTAGTTCTGGCCCGGTACGCACTCAGGTTGTTGGTGCAGCAACACCTGAAGTGGAATCTCAAGCTCGCCGCGTTCAAGAATTTATGAACTTTCAGATTACGCATGTGATGGACGAATATGATCCAGAGATGGATCGTCTATTGTTCTATCTTCCCTTGGCGGGGAGTGCCTTCAAGAAGGTTTATTTTGATGACATTCTGGACCGTGCGGTCTCGCGGTTTGTTCCTGCCGATGATCTACTTGTTCCTTATAACGCTAGTGACTTGCAGTCCGCGTCTCGTATCTCGCATGTGATTCGCATGAACACGAACGATGTTCGAAAGTTCCAAGCGGCCGGTTTCTACCGAGACATCGATCTCGACCCTTATGAATCAGACGATGAGTTGCGGCAGAAAGAACGCCAGTTGATGGGGATCGAAAAATCAGGGGCCGATGACCAAGATTGTACGATACTAGAGATTCACACGGATTTAGACCTTCCTGGTTTTGAGCATGTCAGTCCCTTGGATGGAGAGCAGACGGGCATCAAGCTTCCTTACATTGTAACTATTGATGAGGGGAGTTCGAAGATACTGTCGCTTCGCAGGAATTGGCGACCAGGCGACGAGTTTTTCCGCAAGATTCAATATTTCACTCATTACAAGTTTTTGCCTGGTCTAGGCTTCTATGGCTTTGGCCTTCTCCACATGATTGGTGGCTTGGGCCGTTCCGCAACATCTATCTTGAGGCAATTAATTGATGCAGGGACTCTGGCTAATCTTCCCGCTGGGTTTAAGGCTCGCGGCATCCGCATTCGTGATGCTGATGAGCCTCTCTCTCCTGGTGAGTTTCGCGATATTGATGTACCCGGTGGAGCTCTTAGAGAAAGCATCCTCCCGCTTCCGTATAAGGAGCCCAGTCAAACTTTAATGGCCCTTTTGGGTTTTGTAGTTGATGCCGGCCGAAGGTTCGCCGCCATTGCTGATATGCAGGTAGGAGATGGGAATCAGCAAGCGGCCGTAGGAACAACCGTGGCTCTGTTGGAGCGCGGATCGAAAGTGATGTCAGCCATACACAAGCGACTACACTATGCACAGAAACAAGAGTTTAGGATGCTAGCTCGCGTGTTCGCTGAATCACTTCCTCCAATGTACCCTTATAATGTGTACGGAGGGGAAGCCACCGTTAAGCAAATGGATTTTGATGAGCGGGTGGATGTCATCCCGGTTTCGGATCCAAATATCTTTTCGATGTCTCAACGTCTTGCTTTAGCGCAAACGCAACTTCAGTTGGCGCAAAGTAACCCGCAAATGCACAACCTTTATGAAGCGTATCGACGTATCTATGAGGCGATAGGTGTGCATAACATTGAAGCGTTGCTGCCAACTCCTCAACCGCCTCAACCCACTGACCCGGCGATAGAGAATGCCAAGTCTATTATTCAAGAAACTTTACAGGCGTTCCCAACTCAAGACCACGATGCTCACATAGCGGCTCATATTATCTTCATGAAGACCCCTATTCCTGCTTCTACGCCCCCTATTTTTGCTCTTTTACAAGCCCATCTATGTGAACATGTTGCATTGAAGGCTCGAGGCGTGGCGGATGCAGAAATGCGTGTGGTTATGCAACAAGCTGTGCAGTTGGGGCAGCAACAGCCGCAAATGGACATTGAATCGCGTGTCGCGGAACTTATAGCGCAGTACACCGAGGAAGTTATGGCGGCTCTTATGCCCCCGCCAGAGGGTGAAACCGATCCCCTTGTTCAACTCCGCTCTAAAGAGTTGGACATCAAGGCGGCCGATGTTCAGCGCAAGGCTGAAGAGTTTGCGGTCAGGCAAATGTTTGAAGAGGGGAAGGAAGGCGAACGTCAAGAACTCGTGCGAGAAAAGATCGACTCTCAGGAAGACATTGCATTATTGCGTGCAGAGGTTAACCGAGAGCGCATGGAACAACAGGCTAAAGCTGGGAGTAAATTGTAATGGGAAGCACTTTAATGGCCAAGAAAACGAGGGTGTTCTAGGCGTCATGAGGAAGATTCTTCTAGGCCTATTTGCGGCTTTCTGCTTTTCCCCTTTAGTGGCGATAGCGGGGGACAACTATCCCGTTCCTGACGAGGTAAAGCAGAAGCATACGCAGATGTTGTACCCAACCGTTCTAGTTAGGAGCGGACAAGATTCTGGGTCTGGAACGATAATCTTTTCGAATAAGCGTGATGACAAGTGGGTGTCTTTAGTTTTGACCAATCATCATGTTATTGAGTCAGGTATAAAGGTGGAAGAGGAGTGGGATTCCCGTTCTCAGAAGAAGGTAGAGAGGGAAACCCGTCAACTGGTCCACATAGATTTGTGGGAGTACAACAATTACTCCAACGCTATAGGAACCATGGGCCGCCAGGCCAAGATAGTGGCCTGGGACAAGGATCGTGATTTAGCTCTTCTTCAGGTTGTGGACGCGGAAAGACCCCTTCCATACGTGGCGAAACTTTATCCTGAGAAAAAAGACTTAGGTCCGTGGATTTATCAACAGGTTTTCGCGGTTGGGGCCGGACTGGGCAAGCCCCCTTTCCCCACGGAAGGACTTCTGGCTGGGTTTTCCCGGGACAGTAACGGGCGAGCAATTTGGATGGGAACCGCACCTATTATTTTTGGCAACAGTGGAGGTTCGTTATTTGTTTATTCCCCCCGAAACAAGTATGAACTAATTGGTGTACCCTCGATGGTTTCTGCTTTTGGATGGGGGACCCCGGTCACTCATATGGGGTGGGCGCGACCTATTTCGGAGATCAGGATTTTTCTTAGGGAAAATAACTTCGGTTATGTGCTTGGAGATGTTGAGAAGAAGAAAGAAAAGGACAAACCGTAATGGCTATATCTCGTTCAAAGGTTAGCAAAGTCCTTAAAGAATATAAGAAGGGAAAGTTGCGTAGTGGGAATAAGAAGGGGCCGAAGGTAAAGAGTAGAAAGCAGGCGATAGCTATTGCTTTGTCGGAAGCAAGAAAGAAAAAGAAAAAGGCTCCGAGACGTGGCTAGGGAAAAACCTATACGGAGAACTACAAAAGGTAAGGGTGCCAATTACCGTAAGACCAGCCAAGGTGCTGGGATGACCAAGAAGGGTGTGGCAGCTTATCGAAGGAAGAACCCAGGCTCTAAACTTAAAACAGCCGTTACGGGCAAGGTTAAGAAAGGGAGTGTGGCAGCAAAAAGGCGGAAGTCTTATTGTGCTAGATCGGCGGGTCAGATGAAAAAGTTTCCGAAGGCGGCTAAAGATCCTAAGAGTCGTTTGAGGCAAGCCCGCAAAAGATGGAAATGCTGACGATTGTTTCATGTGAAACATTTAGGAGAACGAGATGTCTTTAGTTGCTAACATTAACCGACGAAGGAAGCAGGGAACGTCTCGTTCCAAGGAAACAAGTACCGTAAGCCCTGAAGCTTACGCAGAAATGAAAGCCGGTTATAAGTCCGGTGGTATGATAGGTCAGATGTCTGATCAGATGGACATCTCTACAAAGGAGGCCGGTGGTCTTATGAAAAAAGCTAAGAAGATGAACAAAGAGATGGGGTACATGAAAGGTGGCCACGTCTATGACGTTACCCACGGCAGTGAGGATGTTCCAATTGAGTGGGGACGAAAGAAGCTTAAAAGTGGCACGGAACAGATGATTCAAAGTACGGAGAATCAAGTCCGTGGTCGTTACTTCAATAACAATGATGGAAAGGGGACTTTCTGATGGCTAACGGTAGAACAATTTCTGATGCGGATCGTGTGCGTGCTCGTCGTAGGGCAATCAATGAGTCCGGTAGAACAATTTCTGATGCGGATCGTCAGTTAGAGAAAGAAATTGAGAGGATGCTTAATGAGTCCAGTAGAACAATTTCTAATGAGGATCGCGCCCGTGTTGAAGAAATTACGGAAGAATACGAAAAGTACCTGAAGCGCAACGATGGCGGCATGGCAATGTCCGGTCGCGGCAAACCTGTGAGGACTTTCTGATGCCTCAAGATACCATATACACTAAAAAAGCTGACGCAGAAGAGTATGCTTCTGAGGTAGGCGGTTTTGTAGTTTCTCACGACGCAAATGGTGACGGGGCGCCAGATAGCTTTAAAGTCCTTATAGAAGAATCTACGAGGGGTCCTAACCCTGGTGAGTTAATTCCAGAGAATCCGAAGCTGGGTGATTTTCGCCGTGCCGGTGATCAGGCAAAGTATCTAGAGGGCTTGAGCGAAGCCAGTAAACCTAGAAACATGGGCGGTGTAGTTGTCGATGAACTAGGCTACATGCACGGCGGTATGAATTTTAATAAGCGCGGTCCTGTCAAGTACTCCAAAGGCGGTGCCGTTAAAGGAAAAAAATTCGCGGGGTCCTTTTAATAAATGGCTGATCCAACGACCTTTGCATATTCCATCTTAAAAGCTATACAGGGTCGCATAGAACTTACTAAAGATGCCATTCTCCATGGCACACCAAAAGATATGGAGGCTTACAGGCAATTGACGGGAGAACTCAAAGGACTAGAGTTTGCTGAACAGGAGATAAAGGATCTCCTGCAATCTTCGGAGGACGAATGACAAAGACCCTTTACGTTCCAGAAAATGTTCTGGATTCGCAGAAGAAGAATGAAGAGGCGGCTCTGTCGGTCGCTTATATTAACAAGGAGGATAAAGTACTGAATCCTTCCCTTGTCTCCAAAAAGCTCAAGGAAAGATTGCCGCAACCCACTGGGTGGCGGCTTCTTGTTATGCCCTATATGGGTAAAGCCATGACAGATGGGGGCGTCCACATTCCTGATGCGGTTAGAGACAGGGAGGCTTTGGCCACGGTAGTCGCGTATGTTTTGAGGGCCGGCCCTTTAGCGTATAAGGATCCAGCGAAATTTGGCCCAGACGAAAGTCCTTGGTGCGAGGAGGGGGACTGGGTGTGTATTGGTCGTTACGCTGGAGCCAGATTTAAAATTGACGGTGGAGAAGTTCGCATCATTAACGATGACGAAGTGATAGCGACAATCCTTGAGCCCGATGACATTAAACATGTTTAACACGCATTACCACACTACGAAGGAAATCATGGAGAATACCCATGCCTGAAGAAACTAAAATTGATATCGGTGACGACGAAGAGAATCCCGTTGATGTTGATCTTTCCTCTGAGGGGCAAGAAGAGGAAAGCTTGGTTGAAGCGAAGGAAGATTCTACGGACGAATTGGAAAGTTACAGTGAAGGTGTAAAAAGCCGGATCAATAATTTAACGAAAAGATTTAGGGAGGAGGAGCGCCAGAAACAGACCGCTATTGAGTATGCGGAAAATGTTCGTAAAGAGAACGAGAACCTCAAAACCCGCATTGATTCCTTGGACAAGGGGTATCAAGAGCAGTTTGAAAGCCGTGTTACGAATCAGATTGATTCAGCCAAAGAAATTTTGAAGCAGGCTCATGAAACAGGGGATGTCGATAAGATTGTCGATGCCCAAGAGGCCTTAGCCAATTTAACGGTGGAGAAGGGTACTCTAAAAGCTGTTCGAGCGGAGACAGCGGAGGATCCGAAACCAGAACAGACCGCTCCTCCAGATCCTGTACCCGCGCCAGCCGCGCCACCTCCAGATCCGAGAGCGGAGTCTTGGGCCAAAGAAAATGATTGGTTTGGCCAGGACGAAGTTATGACATACGCCGCGTTTGGTATACACAGGCGATTGATTGAGGACGAAGGATTTGATCCTCAATCTGATGAGTATTATGCTGAGATCGATAAAAGACTGCGATCAGAGTTCCCACAGAAGTTTGATCAGAAGTCTAAAAGTAACGGGGGAAGCCGAAAGGTAGCGTCAGCCGAGGCTTCCGCGTCCCGCAACAGAAGTGGACGGAAAACTGTGCGATTAACTTCCTCTCAAGTTGCGATTGCAAAGAGGTTAAATGTGCCGCTTGAAGAATACGCAAAATACGTGAGGGATTAGTCATGACTATAGAGAACACAGCTCGCCAAAAGTCTACGAGAACGCCTCGTGAAAACGAGACTCGCGCTAAAAAAGCGCGCAGAGAACCTTGGAAACCACCGTCCATGTTGGACGCACCACCTGCACCAGAAGGTTATAGGCATCGGTGGATAAGAGCAGAGGTTATGGGTTTTGATGACCGTAAGAATGTAGCGGCTCGCTCCCGTGAGGGTTGGGAACTGGTACGTGGTGATGAATTTCCCGACTTTGATATTCCTACCATCGAGGACGGAAAACATGCTGGTGTGATTGGTGTAGGAGGTCTTCTCCTAGCCAGGGTTCCGGTCGAGATTGTTGAAGAACGCAGTGAATATTTTCGCAGCATGGCGCACAATCAAATGACCGCTGTTGATAACGACTTAGCTCGCGAACAACACCCTGCGATGCCTATCAGCAAGCCTGAGAGGCAGACTCGTGTAACTTTTGGAGGTCCTCAAGAAGAGGGCCAGGAGAAATAGTAAATGGCTAATTCTAATGGAAGCTTTGGCCTTCGTCCCTTGAGTAAACAGGGCGGGGGTTCTAATTCCACTGGTATGACCCAATACTCCGCTTATGAAATTGCAAACGGCAATACCAATAAGTTGTATCATGGCGAGCCTGTGATACCTCTTTCCACCGGCTATATCGACGCTCCTGGCGCGGCGGCTGGCGGTACAGTTGGTATGCTGGGCGTTTTTCAGGGGTGCGAGTATGTGGATTCTACCACTGGGAAAACTGTCTGGAAGAACTATTGGCCCGGTTCTGGGGCTGATAGTAACCACCCCGTTAAGGCGTTTGTAAACGATGATCCAATGCAGCTTTACGTTATTGCAACGGACGCATCGTGGACCAGCAAAGCAACAGCGCGAGCTGCTGTGTTTGCTAACGCTAACTTCTCAACTGCGATCACTGGCACGGATGCCACTGGTGTTTCGTTAGGTCGCCTTGCGATCAGTACGATTGCCACCACGGCAGCTTTGCAGATGCGTATCGTAGGTTGGGTCGATGATCCAGAAAATGCTGATTTCTCAGCAGCTGGTATCGGGGCAATTGTGCGGTTGAATAACCACTTCAATAGCAACAACGGTGCTATTGCAGCTGGTACTCCTTCAACCACTGGCGTATAGGAGGCTTGAAAAATGGCTATTAGTAGAGCACAACTAGCAAAAGAGCTAGAACCTGGTCTCAGTGCCCTTTTCGGCCTTGAGTACGCTAGGTATGACGACGAAGCAGCTGAAATCTATGAGATGGAATCTTCAGAACGCGCTTTTGAAGAGGAAGTCATGCTTTCAGGGTTCTCAACAGCACCTGTGAAGGCCGAGGGTACGGCTATCTCGTTTGATGACGCGCAAGAAGCGTACACCGCCAGGTATACGCATGAGACTATCGCTCTTGCTTTCTCGATTACGGAAGAAGCGATTGAAGATAATCTCTATGATCGTCTTGCGTCCCGGTACACGAAAGCTTTGGCCCGTAGTATGGCGAACACCAAACAAGTTAAAGGTGCCGCTACACTAAACAACGCTTTTGACAGTACCTTTACTGGTGGTGATGGTAAGGAACTCTGTGCAACGGACCACCCTCTTGTGAACAACAACGATCTTCGCAATGAGCCCAGCACAGCCGCAGACCTTAACGAAACCAGTCTTGAGAATGCACTCATCGACATTGCTGCCTTTGTTGATGAGAGAGGCCTCAAGGTATCGGTTCGTGGCAATAAGCTGATCGTTCCGCCGGCACTGCAATTTGTTGCAGATCGACTGCTCGAATCAACTCTTCGTCCTGGTTCAGCGGATAACGATGTAAACGCCACTAGGAACATGGGTATGCTCCCACAGGGTTATGTCGTTAATCATTATCTTACGGACACCGACGCCTGGTTCATCAAAACAGATGCTCCTCGTGGTTTCCTCCACTTTGAGCGTATGCCGATGTCCACTAAGATGGAAGGTGACTTCGATACAGGCAATGTTAGGTTCAAAGCCCGTGAGCGTTATAGCTTCGGTTACTCTGATCCACGTTGCGTTTTCGGTTCACCTGGCGCCTAAAGAGTACGGGGAGAGGGCAACCTCTCCCCTTCTTTCTGGGACTCATAGCCCTAGCGACTGGCCCAGCAGACGCTTACAAGACACTAGGGTAAATCCTTTGTAAGGAGGGAGCCAAGATGGGCAATACTACTTTTAATGGTCCCGTTCGTTCTGAAAACGGTTTTGAACAGATTTCAGTCAATTCTACGACAGGGACCGTAACAACCAATTGGGATGTGGACACTAGCGGTAACGTAGTTACCACGGGTTATGTCTCGTCTTATGACAATATCGTTTCTGTTGAAGACGCGACTTATACGGTTGCCACAACGCAATCCGGTGCCGTGTTCACCCTTAACCGTGCTGCTGGCATTGTTGTTACACTGCCTACAGCGGCAGCAGGTCTAAACTATACCTTTATCGTAGGCACGACCTTTACGGGAGCGGGTCAGATTAATACGCAAAACACCAGTGATCTTTATTCTGGTTTTGCAACAATTTTTGACCCAGCGACGGCCGAAGATAATAACACCTTTATTCCTGACGCCAGCAATGATGATACCATTGATCTTGGAGCAGCGGCCCAAGGCTGGCTTGTAGGCGGAATTATTCGTCTGAAAGCGACTACCGCCGCTGTATGGCATTGCGAAGCCTTCCTCCATGGGGACGGTACTTTAGCCACCCCGTTTGAGTAAGTAATGTTGGGGGGGTTATTCCCCCCCACCTTTTACAGGAGGATTAAATGGCAGATGCTGTAACTGCTACTACGGTAGAGGATGGTCCTAAAAAGGCTATTTTTTATTGTACTAACACAAGTGATGGGACGGGGGAGTCCGCTGTTACTAAGGTGGATGTCTCCGCACTTTCTTCTCTGCAAGATGGGACAGCCTGCACAGGTGTTCGCATCGAAAAGATTGTCTTCACTAATGTTGGCATGGGCGTGAAAATTCTTTGGAACGCATCTACCAATGTTATCGCAGCTCAACTTCCAGCGGATTATTCGGATACCTTGGAGTACTCGGATATGAGCGGTCTTCCAAATGTTGCCGCTTCAGGGGGCAACACGGGAGATATAAAGTTCACTACTGTAGGTCACAGTAGCGGAGACACGTATTCGATAGTTCTTTATTGCCTGAAGCAATATTAAAATGGGCGAGGATCTTCAGAGAAAGAACGAACTTGATCTGATTAAGGTTCAAGGGGAAATTAAGCTTCTTTCTGAGAGGATAGACGTTATAAAGAATAACGACTTGCGCCATGTTCAGAAGTCCCTCGATTTTGTGATAAAGTTAATGTGGGGGATCGGATTTTTAATTTTGAGTCAGTTAGCTGTAGCTATAAGGCTGGCCCTGTAGAGATGGGTGATAAAGATGGCAACTTCTGGTTCGGTTGACTTCAATCTGGACATGGCCGAAATCACAGAAGAGGCTTTTGAAAGATGCGGTCTAGAATTTAGAACAGGATACGACGCTAAAACTGCTAGACGATCTTTGAATATTCTCTTTGCTGAATGGTCCAATAGAGGACTCAATCTATGGACCGTGGAGGAGATCACCCAATCTTTAGCCCAGTTATCCACCTCTTCTTCCGTAGCGACTTATCCGATAGGTGCGATAACAGCTACCGTTGGAGCTTCAACCAACCTTAGTGTGGGGGAAACCATAACAGGGGGGACGAGTGGCTCCACTGCTTCCGTCATAACGAAACCTTCTTCAACAACGATTACTATAACGGTTCCTTCTGGATCTTTTACGGCCGGCGAAACTATTACGGGGTCCAGTAGTTCGGCCAGTACGACTATTAGTGCCGATCCTAGTTTGGTGGATACTCAGTCCACTGTGGATGTTTTAGAAGCCGTTATACGAAGAAGCGGAACAGACATATCAATCAGTCGTATCAATAGAGGGGATTACTTATCTACGCCTGATAAGACGAATCAGGCGCGGCCCTCGCAATTTTATGTAAATCGTTTGATAACCCCCACGATAACCTTGTGGCCTTCTCCCGAAAATTCAACAGACGAGCTCATCTACTATAGAATCAGGCGAATAGAAGATGCTGATGCTGGAGTTAATACAGCGGATGTTCCTTTCAGGTTTCTCCCCTGTCTTATAGCTGGGCTGGCGTACTATATATCTGTCAAAAAGGCTCCAGAAAGGATAGGCCTTCTGAAAGATATATATGAAGAAGAGTTTCAGAGAGCCGCATCTGAAGACGGGGAGAGAACGGCTCTTCGCTTAGTTCCGTCCTACTCGTCTCTGAGCATAGCCTAATGCCCCGCTTTGCTTCTGGAAAATACGCACTAGGAATTTCAGACCGATCTGGAAGAGCCTATCCTCTTCGGTCAATGATTCTGGAATGGAACGGTAGTCTCGTTGGGCCAGATGAATATGAATCCAAGCAACCTCAACTAGAACCTAGCCGGGTACTTGCGGACCCTCAAGCTTTGCGTGTTAGTCGCCCCGCTAGAGTAGAACCCGCCGTGGAAGTTTTGCTTCCGTTTAATGCTTTTAAATCTGGCGCTAGTGGATCTGCTGTAATTACCGTTACGGAACCCGGTCACGGCCGTAGCACAGGAGATACTGTGAGATTTAGGAAGGTAGAACCCTTTGATGGGTTTACGGCAGCCGCCCTTGAGGATGGGGATGGGTTCTCCATTACTAAGGTGGATGATGATCGATACAGCTTTACGTCTGGAAGTGGCACCGCAACCTCTGGAAGTATCCGTGGAGGCGGTGGGTTTTCTTCCGCTGGACCCGTAACAGTGAGCGCATAAGATGGCTTTTACATTTACAACCTTAAAAACAGCTATCCAAGATTACACGCAAAATACGGAGACAACTTTTGTAGATCAGTTGTCTCGCTTCATTATCAATTCTGAAGAACGTATCTTGAAGGAGTGCCAACTCGATGTTTTTAGGAGATCCTCTCAGGGATCGGCATCTTCTGGAAACCAGTATCTTTCGAAGCCCACGGATTTTCTTTCTCAAAACTCTTTAAGCGTCATCAATTCCTCGAGCAAAGAGTTTCTTCTTTATAAGCAAGTGACTGCTTTGCAGGATTACACTCCCAATCCGGCTACCACTGGTACGCCTAAGTATTACGCGGACTGGGACAACGAGACCTTTTTGTTGGCACCTACGCCTGACACTAACTACACGATGGAAGTTCATTATTTTTATCGTCCCACTTCGATCACCGCGAGTGGCGATGGAACGAGTTATCTAGGAACGAACGCAGAATTAGCTTTGTTATATGGTAGCCTCGTAGAGGCCTATACCTTCATGAAGGGGGAAAACGATCTTCTTCAACTGTATAATTCTCGATTCCAAGAGGCGCTACAATGGATGAAGAATCTGGGAGAAGGGTTGCAAACTAGAGATCAGTATCGATATGACCGTCTCAGGAGAGATGTGGCCTAATGCTAGACAGTCAAAGTCAGGGTGGGGTTCAAGATCCTATTGTATTTACGTCCAAGAACAGGGGCCATTCGGCAGAAGAAATAGCAGAAATGGCGCTAAACAAAATAATGGTTGTCTCAAGGGATGCGCCTCCCGTCATACGAGATCAAGCGGTAGCGCATAGAGAAAGATTGAAGGAAATATTGATCTTTTATATGAAAAGGATGGCCCAAAGTGAACGTACCACCATTTGGGCTCTTATGAAGAAGCAGGGCCACGAT